GTCCACGTTTATCGCCCTTATATATTATTATACCCCCATTATACTAAATTATACAAATATTATACAAGTTATGTCAACTATTTATGTTCAATTTAACACTTTTTAACATTTGTTAACAAAAGATTTAACACAATAAATTTGGATTTGTTAAATGCTCAATTTTTGAGCACGAAAAAAGTGTGTTGCAACGTAAAAAAAGATGTGTTGCAACTTGTTTATTAAAAATGCTTGTTTTTTGAGCAAAAATGCTAAGAATTTGAGCAAAAATGCTAAGATTTTGAGCTAAATTTATGTTAAATATAATGCGTTTACCATAATTTTTAGCAATTATGTTGTATATAATCATTGTTATGTATGTATAATAAAATGTTATGCACGCACAGGTTTTGCTATGCACGCACAGGAAATTGTTATGCACGCACAGGAAATTGTTATGCACGCACAGCATTGTGCCTACAACGTTATGCACGCACAGGAATATTCTACCCCGGTAGAAAAAACAGAATGAACTACCAAACTTTTTAACATTTAGTTATCAACGCTGAATTGTTAATAAGTCAGGAAGTCCATAAACGCATTTTAAGGGGTCAAGAAGGCCCTAACACCCCTTTGAGGTACTGCACCCTTGCCCAATGTATAATAGTTCAACCATCGACGTTTCTCACTTTTTCGTCGACGAACGTATGATAATGTTCGACGAATTGGCACCTTTTTGTATACATAATTTCGTTGGACATAACATTTCTAATTTAGAACGATTCTAAGAAAAATTTTGTCGAACGTATCGAATTTTTTTGTAGACGCGTGCATGACGCGTAGCGTGCGCGGGATTCGTATATACAGAAAGGGAGGTTCAATGCAGTTTACATAATTAAAGATGCAACTCACTGGTAATCAATTAGTTACGATATAAAAACGTTTATCACGCGTTTTCTGGGATTATGTAAAATCGTTAACTCACTGAAAATCAACGAGTTACGAAAGCCAAATGTTAAAATGTGTTAAAATTGACATAATAATTTGCGGGGACGGAATTCGTGGCGTAGATTGCGCTCAGAACGGTTCACACAAGGTGCGCCGATAAAAAATTATATTTTATACATTATGTCTGTTTCAGTTTCAACCCCCAAAGTTTCTACTCAAGTAGAATTTTTCAAAGCCGCAAAGGACGAGGCAATTTCGCATCGCCACATCATCGAAGGGCGTGGGCTTGCCACCATCGAGGCTTACATTGAACGCGCCATGTTCGTGCAGCGCATGGACACCTACTTCAAAGAACATAAAAAGGAATTGAAGGCTCAGGGTATCAACGCTGAGGAATTCAAGAACCGGTGCGGCATTGATAAGTCGGTATGGAGTCAGGACGTAGGAAAGCACGGGCTTGCCACCTTGCACACACCTGAGAAATTCGATGCATGGGCGTGCGAACGTTACGCTGACGACGACAAAGACGCCGGCAAGAAAATCACGCGAAAGAATTATATCGCCTACCTCAAAGGTGAAAAGCCGGAGGTAGTCCGAGACTACTCCGACACCTTCAAACTCAGCGTCGAAGGTGGCAAGACGCAAACGCTGATTATCAGCGAACAACCGAAGGCGGTGCAGAAGTGGCTCCTTGCCCAAGCGCAGGCCTAATCCAAAATTCTACCCGGGTAGAAATTCTGCCCGGGTAGATTTCCCAACCTTTCCCCTGTGTGCGGTCAGCACTCACGCCAAAACTAAAAACGGCTTTTTCCCGCGAGTTCGCGCACGCACACGCACGGTTTGAGCCAGAAATTCCCCAAAGTTCCCAAAGTCCCCAAGCTATGAAAGTCCTCGACACGATTATGTATGACAAGCGCCGCCGAAGCGCAGGAGTTCCCAAAGTCCCCAACAAAGCCGCGAACAAGTCCTCCCGCGCACGTGCAAAGACCGACGCGATTCTCGACCGATACTCACGCAACATTGCTACGTCCATGCTCAACGAGCGATTCGCTGACAAGTGCCGCGACCGTCACGAGGCACGCAAAGCGTACCGCGAAGCCAAGCGCCAAGCCAAGCTCGCTCATCCTCGATATGTCCTCGACTAAAATTCTATCTGAGTAGAAATTCTAAATCTTATATCCTATGGAACCTCTCACAGCCCAAATGCCCGACGTCACTTTCGTGTGGCTCTGCATCATCATCGTTACCTGTCTCATCGGCTTCGTTGCCAAAATCACGAAGAACTCATGAGCCGCTACAAGAAACTCTCCAAGTCCAAGAAGCGCAAGCGCATCCCAGGAATCGACTTCCACATTGCACAGCTTCGAGCGCAACTTGACCCGATCGAGAATGCACGGGTGGACTACAAGCTGATGCGTCAGGGCTTCTGCCCGACCACGCTCTCGACCTCTCGACCTCTCGACCGCTCGACCTCTCAACCCCTCGACCTCTCGACGTAAATTCTACCCGAGTAGAACTTCTCAAGGGTGCGGCCCAGCACCCTCGCCAAAACTAAAAACGGCAAGACCTGACGACAGGCGTTCACGCGGTTCGAGTCCGCGCAGGTCACTAACCGTCCGCAAGGACACAATTCTATATTCTATGTTCCGTTTCCTTTACCTCGCGGCTATCGTCGCTGTCCTCTGTGTGTGTTGCTCTTCATGCGGCACGTCCACTTCCAAGTACACTACGACTTACAACGGTGGTGTGTACAAGAACGCAAACATCGGCTGTGCCGCTTACAACTGAGCCATGTTTGAATCTCTCACCTCTTTCCTCTTCGAGTTGTTAGGGTGCTTCATCGCTCTCTACCTCGTGGGTGCTACCTGCTTTGCTCTCGTCGCACCTTTCTTCAAGAAGTTTCACTAATTCTACCCAAGTAGAAAAACCTCAGTACTATGGCAGTTTCAAATCTCGACCCAAATTCCATGATTGTCCTCGACCACGAGTTAGGACAAGTCATCACATTCTCTTTCGTTATTGACCTCGGTCAGCACAATGACGACAAGCACGACACGCGCGTCTACCATCTCGATGTCTCCGGTTTGGAGCACGTCTACGATGATGTCGAGTCGATGCTCACTGACTATGGCTTGAAGGATAGTCAGTGCTCTTGGATGCTCGGCCCGTATATGCGAACCTCTCAAACTTCTCTAACTCTACTAAACATCGTTAGCAATGACTGAACTCCAATCCGATATGCTCGCTCGCCGTCAGCAGAACTGCGGCAGTTTCGAGTACGCGCTCATCGAAGCGTGGTTCAAAGCCGACCTCATTAACAAGCGAATCCTCGAACAAGCTTTCGAGGGCACGCGATTCAAACTCACGAAGTCATGAAATACCAATTCCCCAAGCACGTCGACAATCGGTACGGCGCTATCTACGACGACGGCTCGATGTGTACCGTCACGGGTGAACTCATCCCGCGCGACGAGATGAAGGAACTCATCAAGGCTTACAAGCCGGTGAACCGCATCCACAAGCCGATGGCGTTGCTGTGGTACACGGACGTTATGAACGGCAAAATCTCTAACTGGCAATAATTCTATCTGAGTAGAAATTCTTAAATCTTATATGCTATGAATGCAGAAAACAAATCACTTCAAAATCTCTTGACCCTCATTGACACAAACATGGAGTTCAAGACCAAGACTCTCGACACCATCGAGGGCACGATGTTCGGGCGCGACGCCAAGGTCATCATCCGCACAAAGCTCAGGAATCACGTAACCGATGGCCCGTGGTCTCAGGTTCAGCTTTGGGTCTCGTGTGGCGGTCAGTCGCTCTTCTCTTGGGGCTGTATGAGTCCTGACGACGAGAAGATAATTCGCGATTGGTGGTACGCCACAATCATGTCGATGGACGAGACGGACGAGATGTCTCGACAATACGTCAAGCAACAATTCCTCGAAGCACAAAAAGAAATCCTGAACCGATGAACGAAATCACCATCACCCAAACTCTTCAAGCTGACGAGTTCAAGAACCTGTTGTACAACTGCTGGCACTACTCGAACTATTGGTGCTCTCTCGACTGCGACCCTGCTTTCGATTGGTACAACGCCACGTTCCCTGAGACCTCTGACCTTCCTTGCATCGAGGACAAGTTGTGGGCGTATCTCAAGCACGACCCATCTCACCGGATCGAGGTGCAGGACACGTACTCCAACGAGAAGTTCTCGCTTCGGTGGGACATGATTCTCGAAGGCTCTAAGACCTTTGTGCAGGACTTCCCTCGCCACTATGAGGACTTCGTGAGTGAGAACGACGATGCTGTCACGGCTGACGTCTGGCTTCAATGTGTCTGTCTCGGCGATGTCGTGTATGGATAATTCTATCTGAGTAGAAATTCTTAAACCTTTATACTATGTCTTTTCCTTCTATTGGCTCACGCCTTCAACAGCTCGTGTACTCTATGTTGACAGAGAACACAGGCGCACACTTCCTCGACTCGGGTGGTGCTTACGGACGCAACCACGAACGTAACCGCCTCAAGACTCTTGACGACTTCAGGTCTGAGGACCTCGAACGCTACGAGATTGACTTCGACACCAAGCATCCCTATATCGAACGCACTGTCTCGGTGTTTCAGTATCTCGCCGGTGACGGCACCAACCTCGAACTTGACGAGTACTGCGACACGTTCAATCGCCTCGTCGATATGGCGCAAAACAGCGACGACGCGACCATGAATCAGTACGCTGACGACTGCCCGTACTATGGCGTCTTGCGTCCCTGTTGGGAGTACCTGCAATCTCTCGAAGACTTCGAGGAGTGCAAGAGGATGATCGGTTGGGGTTCAAACTCTCGTGAGGAGACGTTCACGTTCAACACGTACAACCACGACTCTGACCTCACCCAAGTATTGCAAGGTGGCTACTGCAAGATTGACGACGACGTCTACCTCATCCTACAAATCCACGGCGGCTGTGACGTTCGCGGTGGGTACACTGACGCTCGACTCTTCCGTGTCGGTGGGTATGACGAGTTCATGATTCACGAATACGTCTACGACTACGAAGACCACGACTCTCGCGTCGAGAAGCTGCGTGAATGCGACATCGAGTTCCATGTCGAGGGGCAAGACGTCGCGATCTGTTACAGCGAGCTTGACGACGAGCTCACTGAAATGTTTGACAATCTTTAATTCTACTCAGGTAGAAATTCTTTAACCCTTAAATCTTTATCCTATGCGTTACGAAGACTTCTTGTTCATCTGCAACGAGAACACTGTCGACCCTTCGCTTGCCATCGAGCACTCGCAGGTTCGCGAACTCCTCAAGTCCGACCGAGACCGAAACTCTGTCGAGGCTCAGCTCAAGTTAAACGGAATCCTCCAAAGCCAATTCTGATGAACGGTCCTATCAGCAAACAACACGAGCATATGTACCTGGACTACGTGAACAACTTCGTCACGGTCTCTGCCTTTGCTCAGTACTACGGCTTGACTGAGGACGATGCCCTCGATGTCATCGACTCCGGTCGTGCCAACTACGCTCGCTCACTATTTCAACCCATCAAGAAATGACTGACGCTCAAAAATGCTGTGCTGTCCTCGACTACTTGGGTTACGAGGCTCACTACTACAACGATGCTGTGTGGATCTCGGTGTGGAACCGAGAGCTCACAGAGACTACTGAGTTCGAGCTTTCTAGCGACGAGGTTGCTAACCAATCCTCAGAGTTCGACGCATACTACAAACTCCACGAGTCCTTCCGCAAGTGGCTCGAAGAATCACAAACCTTGGTGCGTCTCGTACCTGAAAACAAAGACAATGACTAAGTACCACGGAACAGGCGAGCACAACGGCATCGCCTTCTCAATCGAGAATGGAGGCTATGGTCTCAGCAGGGGCATAGCAGAAGTCAACGGCAAAGAGCTCGTAACTGAATGGGCTTACCGTGACGAGACTTACAGCTATCAATCAATCCGTCAACTCATCGACAACGAAAATCTCAAGCCATGACAAACACCTCAGAAATGACGAACGTCGAGTTCGTCCAACACATCATGAACTTCTCGAAGCACGGGGCTCTCTCGCAGATGGTTGTAATCGACTGCTTGCAACGCGGTCTCGAACACTACATCTCACACAAGGACGAGATTCTCGAAGCCGAGAAAGCTCGACAAGAGAAAGGCCAGTACAGCCTCGTCAACATGGAGGCTTGGGTCTCCTGCTGTGAAGACAACCTCGAACGAATCCAACAAAAGTATAACCCACAAAATGTCTCTAACGGACGCAACTCAATCTAATCTATGAAACTCGCACACCTACAACTTCACGACTCGCTTCAGAACAAGCGCACTCTCATCGCCAACCTCAAGGACGGCTCGATCCACTACTCACTCTTCACGGGGTGGGGCAACTACGGCACGGGCTGTTCGCTTCGTGACCTTCAGGTCGGTTACAAGCACAACTCTCAACTACCTCTCGACAACGAGCGCGAGCTCTCAGTCGAGGAGTGGAGGGGCTATGTCATCGACATCCTCAACAATGACTCTACCTACGAGGTAATCAACATCGTTCCCAACGTAGTCAAATTCTAAAATTCTATCCGAGTAGAAATTCTTAAACCTTAATTCTATACACTATGAATCTTTCAGATATCACAACCATCCGCGAGCAAGTCGCGGCTATCGTCGAGCGCCTCAATGCTATGGAGGCCGAGTCTAAGGAGACCATCACTGCCGAAGTCTTCGAGCAGAAACTTCTTAATGTATTCAAGGCTGGCCTGATGCAAGGCCGCAAGGAGCAGTACGATGAAATCTACGACCACTTCCGGTACAACACGAAGTATGTCGACTTCTGCGCTGGCAACCTTAACATCTGCGGTGACATCGACCTCGACGACTTTGGCATCACAGGTATGTGTGAGGACTGCTGCATGGAGGCTGAGTGGGGAGACTTCAACGTCGACATGGCTGCTGTTGACTCTGCTCTCAAGCTATTCAAGCCCGAAGAGCCCGCCACTGACGAGTCTAACAACGAAACCCCTGAGTCATGATTGATATTATGATCCAACCTTCAGAGCTCAAAGAAGCCAAGCGAGAAATCAAGGACATCATCCGTAGTTACAATCGCCGCAATCAGTATGACATGATTGAGCTTCGTGATTCTTATGGCAGGTTCATGCCGGAGCACTATTGGCTATATGTGATTAACAATCTCGACCGTACCGATGGCGAGTTCTTCATCCGCCTGGAGTTCGATGACGACCACAAGGTTGCGAGTGATATGGAGTCACACTTCGGTGAACGCAATGTTGGGCACATCTAATACCTAAATCATGACACAGATATTCCCACGCAAATGCTCTTTCACAGGTGAGGGCATGGACTCGGGGTGGGTCGCCTATGACGGGGCGGCCTACTTCAAGTACGCTCATGACGCTGTCGCTTGGCTTATCTCAGAGGAGACGTGCTCGGGTGGAGTGCTCGACCCCAAGAGCAATGAGGCCGACCGCATCGAGATGTACACCAACTACTCGACCGACGAGTGGCTTGAGTTCGGATTCAATCACGACATGTTGTATTGGACGACATGGGAGATTGACCTGAACGTAGACAGCGAGTACTTTCTCGCTGACGGAACAGTAATCGAAGTAACTAAATCTTAAATTATGCTAAGAATAAAATCAGAACTCTTCGGCACCATCGAGTTGCCGATTGACAAAATCGAAGACGGGGACGAGTGGCACAGCCTCTCCAACCTCGTCGACATCAATGTCTTTGTTGACCACGAAGACCGACAGGTTCGCGCCCTCTTCTATCCCGTATGGACTGACAAGGGGACAACCAATACCAATCATTGTCTCGAAGAATGTATCGGTGAAGCTGTCGACTTTGACTTCGACCCCTTCTATGTCGAGAACGCCACGAACGAGGAGCGGTGTGTCGAGTACTTCCGCAAGTTCGGGCTACAGGCACGGGTCTTCCGAGACAACGATGTCCTCTTGCATATTCCTGAATTCAACGGAGAAGTCTTGCTTCATCCGGAGGAGATTGAGACGAGAGCCAAGCTCTACGACGCGACCTCTGATGACAGATACAAAAACCAATAACCTTAAACCCCATGACAGACCTACAAGTGACAAGCGTCCGGTACTTTGAAACTCGTCGAGGTATCGGATATGAATGCCAAACAAACTTTTCCAATGTTGAGATTTGGAATGATGGCGATGGGGGCCCTACCTTTATTGCCCCCTCTCCTGAAGCAAAGAAACTAAAGCTTTACAAACTCTCGGAAGAACACCTCGAATCTCTCATTGACAAATATGAAAGCGTAAACCAATGAATATTAATTATACCACCAACCTCGACCAGTTCAGCTTTCACGAGCAGAACAGGTACGTAAATCGCGGAGCGGTACGCCGTCTCGCAGAGTCTATCAAGCGAGTCGGCTTGAAGGTGCCTATCACCGTCTCAAAGAAGAATGTTGTTCTCGATGGTCAGCACAGGGTAGAAGCTATCCGGCTCATCAACAAGACGGCCAAGAATCCTGTCAAGCTCTCCTACATTCAGAAAAACATGTCGATTGCTGACGTCGCAGAGATGAACGCACATCAGTTGGCTTGGAGAATGAGTGATTGGATTCATTACTATGCTACCGGAGGCAACGAGAACTACATCAGGTTGCGCGAAGCTGGAGAAAAGTTCAGGCCGCACAAGATGACTTCTATCTGCGCACTCCTCTCTGAGAACGAAGGTGCTCACACGAAGGTTGTCACAAGCGGCAAGTATGTCTATGAGATGACGCCTGAGAAGGAGGAGATTCTCAAAAAGCTCATCGCTTACGGCAAGATGAACTCAGCGTTCACGAGCAAGGCTGTGCTCATGGCAATCGTGGACATGAGAAAACTTGATGGCTTCAACGTCAACAGATTGTTCCGTGCTTTGGATCAGAACTTCGAGAGCATCTTGAACCAGAGCGGCAAGGATAATTGGGCACGACACTTCGTGCGTTTTTACAACAAAGGATTGCGGTCGGGTCGGTTGAATGCTGACGACCTCCCGAGCAGCCACTAAAACTTTAAGCTATGATTTGGAAAGAAAAAGAGTGGGTGTTCCACTATCAAGCCATGAATCTCAAGACGGGAGAAGTTCGCGAGTTCAACATTGGCAGTCAGGTTTGCAAGATGCCTCACGGCACAAAGCGATGGCGTCAACTTGAGGGCTTGGCTGACAAGCTGCGAGAGCAAGGTTCCTCATGGAGCGTCATGAACTACGGTGTACAACCCCTCGAAACATACAGCTATGACCCGGTATGAATACACCATCGAGAAGCACACCGACGAGTTCGGAGATCACGAGATGGTTGCAATCTACCACTACCACGTAGGTGTCAAGTCTTCCGACCCTCACCTTGTCCCTGACGACGAGGACGAGGTGGAAGTCATTGACGTCGTTGTTCGCACTCCTCATTCACCGGATGTCTCGATTGCTTGGAGCGACCTGTACTGCTTCATCCTGGACAAGTCGGACCTTGAGCTTGAGATTTACGAATCACATATTCCATAATTCTACTCAGGTAGAAAAAACCAAAAACCTATGCCGATATACTTCAGCGTACACTGCCTTGACCGTGGGGACAAACCCACGCTCAAGCTGTGGCCTACCTACGGCCACGCACGAACTGACATCCATCAATATGGAGAGAAGTACCACAACAAAGGGCTCAAGCAATGCTCTAAGGTTGTTCAGGACGGAGATCTCATCGGGCTGTCTTTCTTGAGTGATGACATGAAGCAGAAGATGGTCATGAGTGTTCATCGCGTAGAAGAGCAGCTCTTCAGCGACAGGCGCAAAGAATACCTCTACCCTGAGTGGGTAACGTACAACAGCCTTACTCACATGCTTCAGCCCCTGAATCAATACGTTGACGCTCGCATGCACCTTGCCGACTATGCGATGGCTACCAAGACTTACAACGAGTTCAACTGGCTATCTGACAAGTGGCATGAGCGGTTTGACAAGGCGTTCGATGCGTTGGAGGATGTGCAGGACGAAGTCGTCCCGGCCTTCAACATCGAGCTTGATAAGGGCACAGCTACTTACTGGAAGATAGCTAAGCACAACTTGTATGGCACGCTCGTTCGTCGCGACCTGCTTCAGTCTTACAGGCATCGCAACGACATGGGTGACTACATTCAACACGATCTGATATGAAGATGATAGACGTAGTTGTTTTCCTGTGGCAGTGCGCATTTGTTTGCATAATCATTGGTCTAATCAAGCGCAGGTACGACAAGATGACCCCGATGCCTATACCCCCCAAACTCATGAACCTCAAGTACGCCATTGAAGATGGCAAGCCGGCACGCAAGTTTTGGGACACGCTCCGAGCTGAGCCTATGTTTGATGAACACTACAGGCAGGTGCCTGGACGACTCTCGTGTACTGTCTTGCCCCTTCACGTGAATGGTGAAGATGTATGGCAGCTTCGCGTAGGGTTTAAGACTACCGCAGACTCAAAACCAACAAAATTTATCTCAATTCCCGTATACAAAAACGGGCAAATTTATGACTTATGAAAAAGCGTAGATATCAAAAGTTTACGGAAGCCGAGGTTCAGACCCTCATCCATCTCAGCAAGCAGGGCTACAACAATGACTTCATTGCCAAGGTCCTCAAGCGAAAGCCTTCTCAGGTCGCTCAGAAGAAGTGGGGCCTGGGTGTCAAGCAAGACCTATCGCAGCGCACAGAGCCTCGCGTGAAGCGTAAGGGTCGGTGGTCAGCAAGAGAGATTCTCATCCTTAACCATATGTGGTACAAGAAAAACCGCCCTGTTGACGAGATTGTCTCTGAGCTTGGGCGCTCTGAGAAATCAATCCTCTCAAAGATTGAGCAACTCGATCAGAAGGGAGGCGAAGCCAACGTGACGGGGCTTTGGCAGTACATGTGCAAAAAAATCGGAATCTAATGAGCTGGGATAAAGAAGTATTCAAGTGGATCAAGAGGTCGGGAGCTGAGTCACTCAGCCTCGACACCACCTACAAGCACCACAGAGAAATGGCGCTATCTATATGGACCGTACACAAGCACTTGTTCTTCATGCGCAAGTTTTGTGGTCACAACACAGACCTCTACAGGGAGCACATGCTCAAGTGTCAGAACGCCCTGGCTCGTATAGAGTTCTTGTGTGCCCTGCATGGGAACGATACACACGCTCCCCATCTTTCTCGAATGTTTATCCAAATGTCCAACAACAATGTGGTACCTGATAATCTTGTTGCTCCTCGCGTTAATCGTGTATACAAACTACGAGAAACTCCAAGAGGGAAGGGCACATGACAACATCCCTATCGAGCTCAAGTGCGACAGCGACATGATCAATATGGGTGTAATCCCTGAGAGCTTGACGTGGGTTATACCTGTCGACTATGAGTTGCGTGAGGACTACAAGATGTGGTCACGAATTGAGCCTATCTTTATCGAGGGCCATTACCGACCTCTTTGGGGGTTGATAATTTCCCTGAAAGATACTTGGATGGTTTCGGAGACTCGTGTACTTTACGACCTCGAAGGAAACATCTACGAACACTAACACCATAATCATGGAAGAAGCAAATTTTTTTCTCGATCACTGGATTGAGTTGACCATCGGTCTCATGGCCTTTGTGAAAATTATTGTTAATCTGACGCCAACCGAGACTGACAATCAGATCTTCGGCTATCTCGATGTCTTGATTACAGCTATCACTGGCGATCGTCGCAAGGGTAAGAAGTGACAACTGCTGAAATCACGAGCATTGCGTTAGAATTAGGTGCTCGGGCTCTGGCTATAGAAATATGGCTGGAGTCCGACCCTGATGCTCCAGAAGTTAGAATCCAAGCAGCGAGGGAAAACCGAATCGTCATGCTCCGAGCTGAAAAGGCCATTCACCAACTTCTGAAGAGACAGGACCACATGAGCGCCTACATTTGGCAGAACAAGAAAGAAGTCGACTACACGCGCTCACTAATTCAAGACATCATCAAGTATGAACGATAGCACAAAGGCACGCTTTCGGGAGCTCACAGAGAAGTATGGACTCAACAAGGACGACTTCTTTAAGGCACCCCAGGGCTTCGTAATTATTACTCGAACCGGAATCGAAAAGATTCAGCGGGGGCTTGGGCTGATTGTCCAGTACGAAGTAGAAACCGCTCTCTGCAATGTGGAGAAGGGCAACTACGTCATCAAGGCAATCGCCATTCAACTTGGCAAAGAGGTGAACGTGAAGACGGGAAAGATGGAGGAGACGCAACGCCTCGTCGAGACATATGGAGAAGCCTCTCCTAAAAACTGCCGAAACTCCTATCCCGTAGCTATGGCCGAGAAGAGGGCGCTCTCACGCGCTGTCCTCAAGAGCGCTGACCTTTACGAGCTTGGAGTATATGGCGAAGACGAGATCGAGCAATGATTCTAAAGATTTTCACGTATGCGTGTATTGCCTGGACCGCCTATCTTGTGATGGGATTTGTCTATGGATTTCTCAAGGCGATGTGGAAAGACCTAAAGAATAACGGGTATGTCTGATTGGATTGACGAGCTGTTCGAGTGCGGACCTGAGAACGATTACAGCAATGTATATCAGAACTCTCGACGATTTGCTGTGAGCCTGTGCAGGACAAGCACCCTGGACAAGCACGAGCAAGATGAACTCATCGACACACTTCTCGATTTCGACATCGAGATGACGAGTCAGGAGATTCAGGACGTCATCACTAACTTACAACTAAACCAGCTCGACCCCATGCAGTTCTATGCCCCAAGCAAGAAGGAAATTAACGAGTTCATCAAGAAAATCACCAAAGAGTAATGTCAGACACCAACCACATTCCATCGGCCATCTCGGTCTCTATCAACCTCGATAAGATCGACAAGGGCCACATCGTAAAAGGCGAGAAGGGACGGTACATCAACGTCCGCCTCGTCAACACACCGACAAGTCCATATGGGCACGACTACTTCGTCGCTCAGGACATCCCCAAAGAACTGCGAGAGCAGGGACTACGCGGCCCCATCTTGGGCAACGGAAAGGCTTGGGGCATCGGTGAAGGATCCCAGGCTCAGAAGGAGTCTCGTCCCGAGTCTGTAGGCTCGAATGACGATCTCCCATTCTGAATGGGTTTTTGGTTAAACAGGGGTCGGCTGCGAGGTCGGCCCTTTTTTATTTCGACATGAAGAAACAAGCAATCATCAAACTTCTCACGGACTTCAAGGAGTCCATCGACACATACTTCAACGCCGAGGGTGATGCGCAGGGGCGCAGCGATGCCGACGCGGTGTACGACATTTTCAAGACTCATGTCGACTACTACACTGTCTACAAGGAGTCAGACGACTTCGAGAGCTACGAAAATCCCCCTGGAATCACCGACATCGACGACGAGGGTCTCAACGTGAGCTACGACTACGGTTCAGTTTTCCACAATGGCATGTTGGAAAAGTTTGACCCACTGTCTCGCATAGAACTACTTGAAGGCTGTATCTATGCTCTGAACAACAAGCTCAATGAGTTAGAGCTTGATTACAAGAAACGCCTTCATGAAAACAGGAACAACAGTTGACGCCAGCGTACAATCCCTTTGTGCAGTTGCCGAAAATGTTGTAACTCCTGAGAAAATCAGCGAGATCGTAGAAGTGCCCTACGATCCTGATAAGTGCAGCGCCAAGAGTGCTGCGGCTATGCTCGGTATAGCCATCCCCTCTCTGAGCCAAGCTTGTGGGACCCCGGTATTAGATATCGGTGGTCTCACAAGTATTTGGGTCGGCACACACTACGAGCCCATTTCTGACGCGCAGAAGAGCAAAATCGTAAAGGGTTTTGCCCAAGGCGCAGGACTGCTCAAGCCCTCGATTCTCACGAGCGATTTCACTCGGGAATTCGAGAGGTCTTTCTCCTCAAGCGCGAAACCTGATGCGGTATTTGGTTACGGATGTGGCTTGAGGGGCATAAATTTTATGGATGGTGTCCTTACCATCAAAGGAAGTAGGGAAGTTTTTCGTCCGGGTCACAAGCCTGAAGACCTCACAACCTACTGCATCCCTGCTGAATGGAAGCAGGGGCATAGGTCTGATGTGTGGGATGGCTTTATGGTTGAGGCCATACCCGACGAAAGCAGTCGGCAATACGTTCTCGCAATGTTCGCGAATGCTATTGCTGGCGATCCCTTCAATGCACAGAAAATCCTGCTGCTCATTGGTGCGGCAGGTGCAGGAAAGAGTACGATGATCGAAGCTATCGCAGGGTGTATAGGCTTCCAAAACGTCATGCGTACTGACAACCTTGCTCAGATCACCAAAGACGACAGCCGACACAGAATGAAGCTGGCTCACGCCACGCTGTGCGTAAGCGCTGACGCAAGCGAAAAGATTGGTGACAAGGACGCTCTCAAGATGATCGTCTCGAAGGAGCCTATCATCGCAAGAAAGCTTTACAGCGAGCCCGTGGAGATTAGACCACGCGCCAGCCTTGTGGTGGCCTCGAATGAGATGGGGCTCAGCTACGTACTCAGTGACCCGGGTGTAGCTCGTCGTTTCGACATCGTAAACTTTAGGACAGCCAAGGACCTGAAAAAGAGGGACATCAAGCTTCATGAAAAGCTGGCGACAGACGAGGCACGAGGAGGCATAGGCATCAGCCTTGGCCTTGCTCTGCTTGCCGAAGCGAGACGAGGAGATGGGAAGCTGGAGCGACCCGAAGTCATCGAGAAAGAATTGCAGCGCTTGAAAGTTGAGGGTGATCCATTCCTTAGCTGGATGGAGAACACAGGTCTCTCGACCGATCCTGCACATCACAATACTGTGGTGGCTCATCAGGACGACCTTCACGACAGCTTCAAGACCTACTGCGCCAACCACGGATATAACACATGGTCGATTCGCAGGTTCAAAGGTCGATTGCGAGCGCTTAACTTGAACGAGAATGGTTGTCACGGTGGAAAGCATAGCTACACCTTCTACGTCAAGGACCTGAAGTTATTGACATTGCGTCGTTCATTAAACATGTGAGGATATCGTCGTGCTCACAAAGTCGACATATAAATTGAGGCAAGAAACAAGTTTTGCGCCTACAAGTAAGAATACTGCTCGACCTCGACGAATATATGATCGAGGAACAAGAGGTGATGGACCTCTCAACTGCTTTAGCAGACGCATATCCGGACGATGGAAGGTTTGTGGCCTCATTTGGCTTTTTGACCTACACTATCAAGAGACAAGGGGAGATGTGCGTTGTGGAAGTGACGGAAGGATACGGGTATCATTCGGCTTGGGGAGGTGTAGACGGTAATTTTTGCTGATGAGAAAGCGCCTCGATAGTTGTCATTTTTTTACTGCTGAAGAAGCCGAAGAGCTGGTCCAGGAGTATGTGAACCTGTTTGTGGAAGACGGAGAGTGGTTTGCTCGTGCTGAGGGAGCCGCAATTCAGTACTACCTCAGTGAGTTCATGTACCTGCCATGCAGCCTGATTGGAGACATCTTTGATCGTCGCCCCTGGCACGTAAATCAAACCCTTCAGAGGCTCAAAGAAGCCGCGAGCGAAATGCGGACGCCCGTGACCATGAACGAGAGCTATAGAGACACCATTGAGCGTCTTGACGACATCTCAAGAGCTCATTTTGGAGCGCGCAATGTAGAGCTTTGTACGGTGCAGGATGAGAAGGAGAGGGCATGGCTCTTGTGGTCCGCTCAGAAGGCGTGTGGATGGTTTGACGACAACGTCAACGAGCCCGAGCAAACCGAAATTATTGATGACCTGTTGAGGTCGCTGGGATTGCCGGCAGGAGGGTGGATGAGAGAGGTCATTCTTGAAAATTACAGAGTCGACTATCATGGCTGAAAATCTACCGAAAAGTTATTACAAGCGTCGCAAAAGTGACGTGACGCTAAGCAAGGACCGAAAGATCTTGGTCCTAAGTGACCTTCACTGCCCTTATCACGACGTAAAAGCCATCAACGAGGCGATCTTTTGGGGTCAGTCCTGGGGCGTGGATACGGTCATTCTTCTCGGCGACATCATGGACTTCCATCGTATCAGCCGATATCCGAGCGATCCAGACACCCTTTCTTTCGCCAAGGAGATTGAGATTGGGAATCAGATGCTCTTTGCCATCAGAGAGAGCTTTAGGGACGCTGAAATTCACTACATTCAGGGGAATCACGAGGTCCGCCTGGATGCCTATATTCAGAAAAATGCAAGCGAATTCGCCGACCTGCCTGATCTGCGTTTAGAGAGACTGCTCGACCTGTACGCTCAAGAGATAAATTGGGTGGAAAATGGGTTCATTCACTGCGGTGACATGAGCTTTATCCATGGTCACGAGATGCGCGGTGTTGGCGGTGTCAACCCCTCCCGCAAACTCTTCAACAAGATGAAGAAAAGCGCTATCTGTGGGCACCTCCACAGACCGGAAAGCTTTTACACCCGTGACGGAGCAGGTAAGCTGCTTCAGTGTCACGTTGTAGGACACCTGGGGGACCCAACCCCCAACTATCACCCTCGTAACGACTGGCAGCACGGCTTCGCCCTTGTCGACGTCACCAAGAGGGGCAATGTGTATGTGGAAAACCGAACGATCTCATGAGTGAAGGACTGATTTTTGCCGACGGCTTCGATAGCTGCATCATTGGCATTTTGACTATTGACGACGTGCCTCGTGTCGTCTACGATAAGTACGCCATGGTGAACTGCCTGAGAGCAGCCGATTCAGACATGTCCTTTGAGGATGCGGTGGAGTTCTTGGAATACAACGTATGGTATGCTTACGTTGGTGCCGCCACACCTATCTACATGTACACATTTGAGGGATCACCGGAGGAGAAGCGAGGAGACATCCTCGAATACTACTACGACACCGTAGAGTAATTCTATCCGGGTAGAAAAAAGAAGAGGGCAGAAGCCCCCTTCTCGACGACCGTAGTCGCCCTTCACCAACCACAATGAAGTCTATAGTACGTCGCTGTCTTCTGAGAAGTAGTTATCAATCTCTGTGATGCAAGCATTTAATCCCTTGCAGATCTCGGCCTTCCAACCCCTATCACGGAGCTTCTTTTGCCACTCTTTTTGATGCTCACTGGCTCGGCCTGTGGCTGTTTTGACCTCAATAGCTAGTCCAGCATACCCCTTTCTCGGCTCAAAGATCAGCAAGTCCGGAATACCTTTCTTATAGCCCGCTTGCTTCATCTTTAGGGCCGTGTGCATGGCTACCCTTACTCCGCCTACCGTTGCCGAGTAGAGCGGTGGTATCGCCATAGCTTCCAAGTGATCGACAATAAAAACTTGAATATCGTGCTCGGGCGAACCGTTTTTGCGCTTGGGCTTGGCTCCCCGACTTCCTTTTTTTCTGTACTGCATTCTTTTGCAAACCATTTCCGCACGTCGAAGCACGGACATTCCTTCTTTACACCCCTAAAGTCCCTGTGGCCCATCAAAGCCGCCCCCGGGAACTCTTGCTGAAGGTCTTTAATGAGACCGACCATCGCTTTATTCTGTTCAGGAGTCCTGTTGTCTTCAGGCTCCTTAGAGCCATCCGCCATCCCCCCAACCCACGCGATACCGATCGAATTGGAATTGTGACCTTTAACATGGGCGCCAGGTCTCTCAACGGGGCGACCATCTTCGACCGTGCCGTCTCTACGAATGACGTAGTGATACCCGATATCGGTCCATCCTCTCTCTTCGACATGCCATTTTCTAATTTCTTCCACGCCAATATCTAGGCCCGGAGGTGAGTAGGTGCAATGCACCACGATTAAGTCAATTCTACGCATCACATACCCTTTTTTGCAAGGAGTATCTTGAGTTCATGGATGCCCTCAACGCACTCTTTCAGCATAGTCTTGAGCTCGTCATTGTCACTCTCCAGCCTATAGATTCTGCCCTTGAGCTTTGCCACCTCATTGTTTAGGGAAACCCAGACTCCAACCGCTGCAATGAGCGATGGTAGTAATGTCAACATATCCTCTAAATTCATCTAAATACCGATACTGTGCCGTTGATCTCTACGGCTTTTGTTGATTGAAAGGTTGTGGCCTTGATAGTCCACACATAAACGCCGTCAGGCACGAATGCTTCAAGCCTATTGCCGAGCCACTTATCTCTGGGGTCGTAGCTAACCCACACAATAGTGCCCCACCTGTTGTACACCTTACACTCCCATTTCCACCAGCAGTCCGCCTGAGTCACAGGCTTCCAGTAGTCATTGAGCATGTCAGAATTGGGCGTAAACGTGTTTGGGCAGAAAATAAGGGGGTCATTGCAGTTCTCACCCTCTTCCGGGTAGTATTCGCACGGCCCAACAACAGTGCATTCTGGACAGTAGTTGATAGCCTCCGGGTCTACACAGCCCTGATAGATGCAGGAGCCGTCATCTGCGGTAGCTACCTCGTTGTAGTTGTACGCAAACATATCCGTACACCCCTCAACGATGGGCGGAGGCGGAGGGTCACAGGCGCCATTTAAGGACCACTGAACCCAGTTGTTCCACAGGTTCGTATCTGGGTACGGGAAGCCTGCTAAACCCTCGCAGGAACCGTCTAAACAGCCGCTGTCATTGATTTGCCATATCGTGAGCACCAAGCACTCCTCGAAATAGGCACCGCTCTGCATCACATTGATCCAGCAGTCAGCCGTACCGCTCCCGAACGAAGGCACTTCGAGAAGGTTGAAGGTAATGGTATCGCCGGTTTGAAGAATACCGTCATCACCCTGTCCAACATCAAAGCCAGGGAAGTCCAGGGGGAAAATCAACAGCGCCCATCCATTGTCGTAGAAGCAGGGGAACTGCGTCTGCACATCCTCGATCGGCGGCTGAAAAGTCAGGGCCAGCAAGAATTCACCGATAGAGTCGTTTTCGGTGCCACAATACGCCCCGTTTACAGCGATTGTCACGTCCGTAGAGATGGGGTTGAACCCAATAATCTCCATATCGCACTGCCCATAGGACAGCAGGGGTATCAGGAACCACAGCAACCTCTTCATTGCACAAATACTTTCTTGGTGAAACGCTTCCACTTCAGGATGTACACCCCTGTAGGGAGCTCATCGAAGGGCTTATCGACCTTTCGGCCCGTGATGTCATAGATGCGGGGAGGTGCAGTCGGAAAGAACTGCTGAGGACTGTAAACAAAGGTCTTGTAAGTACCTGCTGAGAAGTCATCCTCCACGGGGCAATCGCCGACATTCCAGAGCATATACAGGAGGTCCCTGACGTCGACGGTCCCGTCCTGATTGGGGTCTACTGGGCAGTATTCACAACCCATATAGCTCAACATCACGAGGATGTCACCATTCCCAATGGTTCCGTTGCCATCGTAGTCCATATCACACTGAGGCAAGCTGTTGCAGAAAGTGTACTCCCACACATCAAAAGATGCGCCGAATCCAGTTTCAAACACTACCTGCCCATTGATTTTACCCGTGATGCCATTCCCCCCAATGTCGCAAGAGCCGTCATTTCCGAAGTCGATAGCGCAAAAACCATCCCCATTGGTGTCTGTGATGACGACATCGTAGCACTCGTCATACACGCACGTTTCGTAGTAGAAGGACTGACCGCCTCCGATGCTGTAGCCATCATCCCCAATAACAACCTCCCCTGTGGGGTCGTAAATATTCCAAGAGGTCTCATTGGCCCACGTATCAGGTTCAACAGTGATCTCCATCAGACTACCGACCTGCGTGGAGATAGGCCAAAACGCGTAGTCATTGTCTGGGTACTGATCCTGCCCACTGATTGTCTGAACCTCAAACTGAGAAGCGTCCTCAACATAGACCTGCTCAAACAGAACAGACTGCACTCCAACCCCCATATCGTATATGTACTCAGTGTACTGCTCACCGTTACAGAAGAGCTGAACCTCCACGATGTCAAGAGTTAGAGTACCTTGATTGAAAACATCAACCCAGATATCTTGGTAAGGAGTACACCATTCCTCCTGATAAAGCGCTGTGCCGGCGGTCACATCGTAGTCAACGACAGGCACGCAAGAGAGGTTGTCCGTCAATGCAGCCCTAACCGTCTGGAGCTGCTCGTGCATACGCTCGGCCTGACCCACAGTGAAGCTCTCCTTACAGGTCTCTGGGGTGTAGTCCATGAAATTCTCCACCAACGCATCCGGACAAGACGTGTTGCTGCATGCGTAATTTGTCAGAGTCACAGGAGTGTCACAAACCTGGTCGCCCTGCGTCTCGCAGTTTGTCTCTACGCAGTCGTTCGTGTTAGAGAACGTGTGATACAGTGACAGGTGATGCCCGATCTCGTGAACCCCCGTGAACCCCAGCTCACGACCGGGCTTCAGCGTGCCCACGGTACCCGTAACGTTGTACAGGCACACGACACCATCACGACAGTCATTCGTTGGGCCTAAATAGGCAAAGCCCTGGACACCATTGCCCCCATCGTTGCCGTTGATTTCCGACACGATGTAGTAGTTGATGTACTCATCGGGATTCCAGCATCCGGATTCGTACTTGACCTGAAACTGATCTGCCCCTGCACCCTGACCATTGCTGATCCCGTTGGTCAGGTAGTCATTGTTGTAGCTCATATCAGTCCTCGTAATCCCGTTGGTAGGGTTGCCCTCGGGGTCACGAACGGCCATGCAGAACTGAATCTTGCTCTCCTCGAACTCCTCGTTTAAGACGTCGAGCTGAGAGAGCACCTGCTCGTCGGAAATGTTGCTCTCTGACGTAGATCCCGTATGAACAATATGAAAAACAACCGGTAATGTTTGCACCTCAACCTCGTCCAAATCCACCTCTACCCGCGCCGCGTCAAGCCCCATGATTTTAGGACCCATGAGGATGGAGCATTCCTCTTGAGCCATGATTGCGTTAAAGAAAAGTGTGAGTAGAGATAGAACTACGAGGTTTTTAATCATTCTTCAAGATTTTCTGTTTGATCCCACATAGAGTTGATGGCGCCGATGATTTGGTTCAGCGTCGTGATGACTTCGGAAAGGCTTGCCTTGCTGTCAAGCTTCGTGAGTGGTACGTTTTCTGGGTTTTTCATTAGTCAACCATGTAGACGGTGAAGTTTGCGTACATATATGTAGTCCCGTTGATACCGGTGGTGTTTCTGTGCTCTGGCAGTACGAGGATGTAGTCGTCCGTGATCGCAGCGGATGTTGTAAACGACCCATGGTAGTGGGCGATTGAGCTAGTATTCACTGCATGGTCAGAGCTCTCGCCTCGGTAGGTGTAGGTGGTAGACCCGCTCGAACCCGATGTCGCAGCATTGGCACTCCAAATACTAAATCCAAACGGTGTGCCTGAAGTCACCGAAGGACTGCCGTAGATTCGGAAGTCGTAGTCGAGGCGTACCTTCTTTGTGGAGTAAGGGTTCTTGATGGCGTAAGCGATGAGCAGGTAGCTACTCATAGACACACTCGTAGTACCCGCCACCTCGGTTCCAGAATAAGTACGGATGGCAAGCTGCCCAGGCTCTGACGTAAAGTTGTACCAGTTGAACGGGCCGTAGCTCGTGCTACCAGTGTACACCCTTTCGTTGTTGTCAGTCGAGGCCCACTGATACCTACCCGAGATGGTGGTCAGTGGGGTGATAGGGTCTGAACCTCCCGCCGTATCGAACGAGAGGTTGCCACTACCGTCCGTCTTCAGGAACTGTCCCGAGGTGCCGTCAGCAGAAGGCAGCGTGTAGGTCGTGTCAGCAGACAAGGCGTCTGGAGCCTTAATCGTGATGGCGTTATTGCCATTGAGAGGCCGCTCCAAGAACTTCGCCTGGCCGCCGCTGGTTTTATTTGAAAGCCCAAGAGGGAGGGTGACGTTTACCTGCGAAGCAGACGCATCGAACTGAAGGGCGATGACAGCGCCATTCTTGAGGTTGAAGTCGTTACCATTGGTGTTGAGGTTCCTGTCTCCTGCGAAATCGTATGTCTCAACATCGAACGGGATGTCAGGGGTGTTTGTGAGATCGTCATAGTCACCGCTAATTGCAGCGTCAGACAGGCGACTTTCATCGTTCCCAAGGCCCTGGATCATGATTGCCCCTTGAGGGGCTGCTCTTGAATTAAGGGCAATAGCCACCTCCTGAACGATATTGTTGCCAGTAGGTATAGTGGCGGTAAGACCTCCTGTTGGCGCCACGTAGAGCTGATCCCCCGTGGAGAAGCTGTCTGTATCCATCTTATCAAGCAGTCCAAAGGCCACGGCCTTACCTGACAAACCATTGGCGATATCTTCCTGCAAGATGTACTGAGCGGGCATCTTGGCGGAGTTGTCGGCACGAGCAAGCTCAACCTCCAAAATGTCATTAAGACCATCGTAAGACTTGAACACCACGGGGTCTCCCTTGGACAGCGCTGACCCATGGTCGTTCTTGACTTCTATAGCCACACCGCTTGGATAGGGCAGCCCAATATTCAGCAGGTCGTTGTTGAGGTTCGACACCGTAGTAGCTCTGTCTGTGCCCCAATTCGTAATGCCATCATCCTGGAAAATCCTGTCCCAATCCAAGTCATAGACTAGATAAGTAGACAGGTTTTCGGAAAACTTGATGTGTACAGTGTCCGCGCTCTCACCATTGGTTGCGATCAGATCGCCATCAGCATCGTACAGGCGTAAATTACCCTTGGGGTCATAAAACACAACTTTGCCATTCTTCTCGTAAAACTTTAATACACCCATGGCTATCTTATGAGGTTACAGATTGCATTTTTACAGTAAAGCGAATTGCGCCAAAATTAAAAAGGGTGTCATCAAGAGAGCTCGGAGCAACGCCTAGCCTGACCTGTATCTTTTCAATATCCGAGCCCGCCAGAGGCACGTCTACAACCGAAGAAACACCAGCACCAAATACGTCAGTCCACGAGTAAGTTTTAGACCCGGGTAGAACGCTGACCACGGTAGCTATCACCCGGATCTGCTCCTGAAGAAGAGTTCCGGAGCTGTCGAATGTCCTTACATTCGCTACAATCTTCTTCTCTTGACCTGCGACGCTGTCCTGCGCATAAAAATGAGGATTGTTGGTGTTTCCTTTAGCGGAGATAACAACTTTCTTCTGAGTCCAAGATGTAATAGGATACTGAGGGTTGGTACCACTCACAAACTCTACTGTATTGGCGGGTGTCTCATCGCTGCCATAGGTGTTTACGGAGACCCCTCCCGTAACAACTGTGCCGACATCAGCGTCATCCCAGTTAAAGTATTGAGGCAGTACGTCAGTTGCGTCGTAAAAACTTAGCATCTCATTTAAATAGTTAGAGTTATCAATAGGAACCTCTGTTGAGGAAAATGCTCCGTTGTCACCGACATAAACAGTTCCGTAGAGAACCAAAAAATCCAGCAAGTCTGCACTTCCAACAGAACCGTCATCATTGAAGTCACCAAGCACGCCAGATGTAGTTCCTTCATAGTCGGCAACGTCAGCAATGTATCCGTCATTCTCCATGTCCTGAAGGCCACCCTGGACGATGCCTTGAAACATTTGCTGTACCGTAAACTGCTTTAGCCCCGTATATCCTGCAACATCGCTTTCCACAACAAGGGTGAGGAGTTCAGGGTTCTCTGCGATGACCGTCACAGGGTCCGCGACGCCATCATCACGAGCTACTTGCGGGAGTTCCTGAATATCCTGGATCGTTGGTGTGTCACCCTCCAATGCCAGGTTAGCAGTGCGGCCAAATCCAGGGAATGAGACCTTGTCGTTGTTGTCGGCTACATTGTCGCGGAGGGTGTCGAGGTTCGTGTCGGAAGAGACGGTTAGGTGGTCGACTTTTGCGAACTGAGTCGCCGTACCAAACTTATTGGTCGTGCCCTGAGAAACCTTGTCTGCATCGAATACCGTGCTGCCTGTATTTACCGTAATACCAGTAACCTCACCGCTATCCTCGTCAATGGTGATGTTGTTGGTGACATTGCGAGACTGAAATACGGGGCGAATGACGTCCACACCCGTAGGCAACCCGATGACGCCGCCGAAACCTCGACTTGGACGACCAGTGTAATCCAAGATAGTGGTATCGAGATTTCTCTCCTTACCGACGACGAGGAACTCTCCCTGCACGCCCTCGTTCATAGTCCATGTGTAAGACATAGGCATCAGAACCTCCTGCTCACTCTTGTCATCACGAAGCTGATCCGTGAGGATGCACATGAAAGGGTTCTTCAGCATCATGTAGCTGTTGCTGCCACCGGTTACGTTCTTGGGTTTGATAGACAACGAGTAGTACGGAATCGTTTGACCGAATATCTCCAAGAAGCTCTCGGCAACATAGCCGTGTAGTGAGTCGTATTCCGTGTTAGGAATTGCGCTAAGCTCGGGACCCCTATGACCCTTCCACTTGCACTTCTGTGTAAACTCTTCAGGGCTCACAAAGTCATCTATCGTGAACCCGTCCTTGACCTTGAGCTCTAGCACATTGTTGATGTGGGTGTTGCTATAAGCAATACGAGAACCCAAGCGAGACGAACCCAGATTTAAGATCTCGTAACCATCACCGCCTGTAACCTTCGTCACCAAGTCACTGGTCTCGCTGCCATCACCCTGAGTGACGCGCAAGCCAGTCATATGGATGTAGTCAGGTGATTCACCATACGTCGCTTCTGTACTTGGAGGTGTTCCTACGCTACCTGTTCCGTCTGCATTCTCACTCCTCCATGTTGGATTCTCGTTTGACCATTCAGTGTAATTCCCCACACCACCTGGGCCCGTATAATTCGGGCGAGGACCGTTCTGCGGCTTAAACAAGGAGAAACCCATCTCAATATAGAACTCCTCAAACGACAGGGTGGCATCATTATCACCATAAGGGAGTTCAAAGTCGAGGACGTCCCTAAACCAGTAGTGCCATGTTCCGGAACCGGCACCTACCTCTTTGAGTATGACTCCGGCACCGTCATTGTCACCCTTAATTTTCGTGCCAATAGGAGCGTATGAAAGCTGACCATCGTACTCCTGTGTCAAAGGATAGAGCGTAGCTCCATAGCCATCTCCGCTATTATCACTGTCCCCATGAGGTATAATAACCTCAAACCATCCGTCGTCGTCGTAGTCGGCGTGGTCGTCTTTGAGCCACTCTACCTCATTGTAAAGCTTGCGAAAGTAAGCCTTGTCCCCTGCACTGGTAATCCCCTCTTCGATTGTGATATAATCCTGAGAACCATTACTGGATACATGGGTGTGAACGGTTCGGCTTAGCCTGTAACCCACATCATCCGTTGTAGTGAACTGAACCCTAAAACGAGCAATAAGTACTGATCCCACAAGACGATCAGACGTCTGCTGCAAACGAGGGGGAGGATGAGAGAGTTTTACGTTACCACCGAAATTGACTCGAATGGATTCGCCACTGGCAAGCTCTAGGTCACTTGTAGTAGTTGGTTCAAAGCCCAGATACCCTGTTCTATCTACGTGAGACTTGTAGAATGGCAAGTCTACAACAGGCACAGGAGCCTCATTTGTGCTGTTCCTAAAGTTCAAGAACAGGTCGTCGCGAATACCGTCAATGGAAATGTCACCGCCCTGAATAGACATCGAACCACCCCCGGATGCCTGAACAAAAGACTGATAGAGAAAAGCGTTGTCCAGGTTTACAAAAGAGATGTTTGGATTCACAAAGTATCCATAAGCAGCCAGGTAGTCGCTACCACCTTCTTCGTGAGTAAGGTTGACCTGTGCAATAGGAAGCGTCCTCTTCCTGACTGCACCAGAGAGAAACTGGATGTGATCGTCAGCTTCAGTATCACGAGTGATAAGGCTGTACCCACCATTCGTCAAGGTCCAGCTATCGGCCACGGCATCGTAGTAATACTCGCCGGCCCAAACTCCACTTCCGCCAAGAGTGGCGATATCATGTCTACATCCGAGATTGAGGAAGCCGCCAAAGATACACGCTGTCGCACCGAAAGTCTTACAGATGTCCTCCAGAACATCGGCGGTGTTGAGATAGTCCGGAGCGGCCTCCAGCTCTCTGAAGCGGTCTGTCTGCCTCTTGGGAACATTGAAGCTGTCTGCACGCACCCGACACTTGTCCAAGACAAAGTCTCGCTCATCGTAGTCGTAATCCGAGCCGTTATATCCCGTGACGGCGGTGGGCATGCCGAGCTCACGGATGATAGGAACACTATCTTCATCTAGATAGTTTACGTGATAGTCCTTAAAGGCGGTGAACCCAGGAAGCTTGTTTGCGATCTCCCGCAGATAGAAGGTAAGTTTCTTGAAACCCGTATAAGGAAGGTCGTCCCCGTCATTACGCCATGGCTTACCCCGCAAAGCAGCGAGACCATCGGTGAATGTGACGTCGACCCTGTGATACTCATTTTCTACTCGGATAGAACAATCCTCGATGACCAAGTGACCGTACCAATATGGACCGTCATCCAGATCATTGAAGAGAAGGCAGAATACGTCACCCTCGGGCAAGTCCAACATCTGCTCCCACGTAGTGAGCTGATCGTCCTCCATCCTGATGGTGAAGCTCAGGGTGGCACCCATGATAGCATTGGTGAACCTGTCCTGATCACCGTCCCACTTCAGTGTCAAACCAGGATCATATATCTGTAGCTCAGAAGTGCTACTAACAGACACCGTGCCAGCCGTGCTGCCAATGATTACTCGGTAAGCATTTTTTGCAAAAACAGCATTCGCCTTATCACCTCTGCGGGCGTAGTAGGTCGTGTCAAAAATGTGTTCTACAGCCATTATCCGAATGTACGGTCGATAGCGCGTGTGCCGCGCTGGTTAGCGAGTACGATATTGTTGCCACTGATGGACCCCTCTACAGCGAGACCCCCTTGCTCAAGGCTCTTGGTACCGGGTAGGCTAACCCCTCCTGCGAGAGAGTCAAATCCAAATCCGGCGCTAAGGAAAGACCCGAATGCCTTGCCATCGAATTTAACCACACCGAAAGCCGCGAGGATAGCGAAGAGAGCGATGAGCGTGATGAGCTTGCCGACGAGGGCATTGAAGGTGTTGATGAATCCCTGCTTAAAGGCTTCAAAGAAATCTTCACCACCCTGAGCCGCTTCTACGAAAGCATCACCGATAAAGCTTAGTTGCTGCTGGAAGAACTGGATGGCTTGCTGCTGACGCGTGAATCCATTGACAACCTCAAGAGCCCCATTGTAGGAGCCGATCAGATCCCTTAGACCGTCTGGGTCGTTGAGGTCTTGCTGATTGAGAATCGCAAAATCAAGCTCCCTGCGAAGTGACTGTAGTCGCTGCGTGGCAGCTTCAGCGTCGGTAAAGAGGCCAAAGCCTTGAAGCTTTTCAAACTGAGCAGTAGACTTTTCGAGCTCTTCGGCTTGCTTACCTATGGCCTTCAGGCGAAGGTCCTCCTCAATCGTTTCACTCTCTGTCTTAAATTCTCGGAGTCTCTTGATAGCGATAAAAATCGCTTGCTCCAAGTCTTTATAGGGCTGCGTATCAACATCATCACCTGCATTGGCGATGAAGTTCTGAAGCTTATCCAGATTCGCGAGAAGCGTCGTATCAGTGAGTGAGTCCGTTGCGATAGCAAGCTCTGGAGTGGTACCGGCCAGCGTGTTGAAATCCCGACTCAAGCCCTCCAATACGTCTTGTCTCTTGACATCAAGCTGACGCAGACTCTCATTGAGCTTGTCTACGTCGGTAACAATCTTGGGGTCGAGGAACCCGAGCTGGAAGTCGAACTTAGTAGCTTCTATCGTCTCCTTTAGCGCCTCAAGGAGCTCTTTGATTCGAGCAATTTCCTTTTGAGTGCTCGCCGCTGTAGATGTCAAACCGAGCTTGAGAGCGCCCTCAAGCTTGGTCTGGAGGATGCCGAGCTGACGATTGAGAAAATCAATCTGTTCGAGGTTGCCCAGGCCCTTTAGTGCGTCAGCGAGACCGAGAGCCTCGGCTGCGGCATCACGGAGTGCCTGTATCTCTACCCGGCGCGAAATCTGTTGCTGAAGATCCTTGTAATTTGCCAGAGCAGACTCAAAGACAGTGGCGAGACTGAAGTCACCTGCCGCTATGAGCTCTGCTATGTAATCTTCAAGTGCAGATACGACGCCATTGATTGCGGTCTCCTGCTCCTCAATATCCTTATAGCCACCTAAGACATTGCTAAGAATGTTCTTTGTAAAGAACCCCCTCTTCAGGATGTCACTGAGGTTCTGGGTCTTTTCATTCAGAAGCCCAATGGTTGCCTGAGTGTCAAGCACCCTACCTGTAGTGGCACCAAACTGACCCGCTACCCCGCGTAGACTCTCCAGGAGCTTATTGAATCTGTCAATAGCGTCCTTGGCATCGGCGGCGTCACCAAAGGTTCCTGAGAACTCTTCGGATAGTTTTTGAGCTTCCTCAGCCAATCTGAGCTGCTCCTCTTGACGACGTTTCAGCTCCTCAGCAAACTGTAGTCGGAGCTTTTCATTGGCCGCCAAATCAATCTCCGTCTTTTCGATTTGCTCAAGGATGCCACTGACGTCAAAAAGCACTTTAGCGACCTCAATGACGACCCTGACGATTCTCAGACTGAGGCCAAAGATTGAATTTATGAGTCCTACACCAGTACCGATCTTATCGTTTGTCTCTTCGAGGATCCTTGGGAACTGAGCAAAAACCCTTGAGAAAGGACTATCCCTCTGCTCCTGAAGTCCAGCAAGACCATTGCGGAAAGATTCAGAAATCGCCTTAAAGCTCTCTTCAGCTTGCTGCAATTCCGCTGTGCTAAACAACGACAAGTCCCCACCACTAAACTGCTTAACAAATTCGTCGACAGCGCGCTCAGCCTCAGCTTCGAGGTTGTTGATACGCAGCGAAACAGACAGCTCATCTTGACCCAGCCGCTCGAAAGTCTCCTGAGCAGTTAGACCTCCACGGCCCCTGCCGATGAAGAAGGTCTCTCTTCCGTAGTCTTGGAAAGACCTGCGAATCTGTTGCTGAATCTCCTCTCTCTGAACGAGCGCCTCTGCAATCTCGCCTCCAATACGTTGCGACTCAGCCCTGAATGTCTCCAAAGCCTTGGGCAAATCCTTGGCGATGGTATTCTCCGCTGCCTTGATCTTATCGTCAATCTCGACAAAAGAATCCTCTAGCGCCTTGAGAGCCGCCTTATCGGTAGAAGACAAGCCCTCCTCACCGAAGAGCTGGAATATAGCCCCGCCTCTGAGTTCATCTATCTGCTCCTGAACATCCTTTTGAGCCTTGGTCAGCAACGGCAAGGAATCTCTGGCAAGAGTATCGGTAGCCTTGATCTGATCCTCGAACTGCTGATTGGCTCTCTTAACAGTTCCGAACGAAGATGAGTAGGCTAGATTCATCGCCACCAAAGCCGCCGTAAGAGCAGTTACGAGAGTGACAATAATAGCTACGGTGGGGGCAATGATGATACCGCCAATAACCCCAGCTAACTGGGACAGAATAAAGACGAGTGGGCCGACAGTGGCAAACAGTCCAGCAAGGGTTAGGATAAGCTTCAGCGTATCCCGATCCATATCCTTAACCGCCTGAGCGATGTTCTGGAATATATCAGCGAGGTCCAGCATGAATGGCGTGAGAGCCTCACCAATCACGATACCCACAGACTGAAGCGAGTTCTTGATTCTCTCAAGAGAGAAGAAGAGTCGCTCCTCCAAGCCCGCAGCCATAGCGTCTGCGGCACCCTCAGCGTCCAGGAGCTGAGCCTTCAGGAGCTCAAATTCCTCACCCAGCTCACCAATGCTTGCCGCAGCAACACCGGCGCGGTTACGGAAGATCTCGATGAGCTGATTGAAATCGAGCTGCCCCGACGTCAAAAGCTTAATCTCATCACCAGTGACACCAAACTGCTTACCCAAGCGGATCATCACCCCCTTGAGTCGAGTACCCGCGATACCACCCTTCTGACCGGCGTTGGCAAGCAGACCCAGGAGCGCTACGGTAGTCTCAAAATCGTTGCCCGTGATGTTCGCCACCGAACCCACGTTCTTCATAGCCTGAGAGAAGTTCTCAGTGCTCAAGGCCGTATTGCGGAACGCCACGGCCAAGACGTCCGCCACCCGCCCGGCGTTAAGGTTACTGTTACTGAACTGACGGATAACCTCCGCGATGGTGGTACCCACCTTGGTCAAGTCACCACCGAATACCGTGGTGATCTTTGTGGTGGCCTCAACAGAGGCAGCCGTCTCTGCCGCCGCGAAACCGAGCTTGCTGAGTTCGAGCTGGAGACCCGCCACCTCAGTACGAGTGAAGATGGTCTCACGACCCAGCTTAGAGGACTGCTCTCTCAGACGCTCCAGGCCCTTACCGCCTGTTACAGCCTGAAGTTGCGCATCGACCCGGTCAAAGTCAGCCGCTACCTTGATGGCAGCAGCCCCGACAAGGGCGAAACCAAAAGTTACGGAACGAGAAAATCCCTGACCAAACCCAACTGCTTGCTGACGTAGCTGTAGTAGCTTTGCAGATACACGCTCACTATTACGAATAAAATTCGTAGTGTCCAGTGTCAGAATCGCAGATAGTCTGCTCAGGGATGATAGACTTGCCATCTTAGAATTTTCTCATTTTCTCCAGGAGAGCCTCTGCCTCTTCAGACGAAGAAACTTGACCTCCCTGACTTTCAATTTGACTAAAGGGGTTGAAGTCGTCGGGGTTGTACTTCTTACCCTTAGCTGCATTTGCATTAGCGAAGAGAGCCATCATTGCTGATGTACGCTCCCAGTCCCGCTTTAGCGATTGCAAATAACCTTCTCTATACCAGATGAATTCGCGAAGGGTCAAGCTCCAGAGCTGATCTGGAAGCAAGCCCATCGCAAATCCGGCGCGGTAAAGGGATTCCCAAGTAATCGTCTCCTCGCTAGGAGACGGGGTTAGTTTCCCTTCTTCTGATCATCTTCGCCACCGAGAGCCGATGACACAGCGGCCATCATCTCTTCGATAGTGTGTGACTCGTCCAGTGCTTGAGCACACCAAACGTCGAAGTCGGGGAGGTCGGCGGACTTGCCTCGGCGTAGAGCTTCGTTCTTCACTCCGTAGTAGCAAAAGGCAGGAACGGCAGTGAGAGGATCTTCCCCCATCCAGTCCTGCACCTTGTCAAGAGGTACCTTAAAGTGTTGACACAAAAGACGCAGTGAGTTAAGCGTCAGCACTGCCTTGTACTTCTTCTTGCCTACCGTAAAGGCAAATTCTCCTCGTAGTTGATTCATGTGTGGTTGTATTAAGAGTTAAAGGGACGGAGGCAACTACACCCCCGCCCCCGATAAATTACGCTACTGGGTAGATGTCGTCGACACCTGTAAGCTGAACGTTGTACGTCGCGATTTCGTCTACTGAGCCGCTGAGACTCACCGACTCAATGAGAGCCTGACCCGCGTACTCCGTCTCCGAACCATCCTCTCCGACAGACCACTTGACAACGACATAGTCCTTGTCGATAGCCATCTGAAAGATGTCGGTACCGGTATCGTTAGAGTCTTGGATCAAACCATCAGCGGTCACACTCCATGTCTGAGTGCTCTCCTGGAGCACACCACCGGAGCCGTCACGAGCGACATTCTCGACAGCATTACTGACTTCAATAACGCTATTCGTGGCAGCGCCAGCAATAGTGAGGTCGTAAAAAGTCGCGATAGTGTCCTCGGCCACGCCACGGAATTGTCCGCTAGTGTTGATTACGAAGGTATCAGCAACGGTGGTGGAGTTGTCCGATGTGGAGACGGTGCGCTTGGAGGACGATCCTTCCAAGTAGTAGATGGCTACGCAGTTTGCATTGATTACAGCCATGATATTCAGTTTATGAGTTTACAAATTTGTACAGTTTACCATAGCCGCGAATCGTGGCTGAATAGGTCTGGGTGGAATCGAAGGTTCCGCTGATGTTAGCAGACTCGATGATTCCCTGTCCGATGTAGACAGTATCGTTTTCGTCGGTGCCCGTCCCGTCCTCTGTATCAAGCATGTACTTGACGATGACGTACTCACCTCTGTTACACATATCGAAGATCTGAGTGCCTCGATTGTAAAGGACGTTATTCAGGTTTTCGTTGGTGATGAGGCCGTCACAAGTGATGGTCCAGGTGTTTGCGCCGATGCTCGTGTATGTAGAGGACTTACACTGGTTGCCCTTTGCAACTACCTCATCGACAGCAGTGCTGAAGTCCAAGGAAGAATTGGTTGCCGCATACGCGAGATCCAGCTCTGCCGACCGGTCAGAGCTAGTGCCCTCAGACTGATCGTAGAAATACACGTTGGGGCGGCCAGTAGTCAAATACTCAAGCCACTCGTTGCTTTGGTTTACAGCGAACCAAATAGTATCGGCCGGGTCAGCCGTCGCCACTGCTGTAGTTGCCGTGGCGGTGTCTGAAGCAACCTCCACTCGCATAGGGCTGGTCTGAACGACGTCGTCTTGACGGAGGATATAGACTCCGAGATTATTAGCGTTAAGTAGTGCCATGTCTTTTTGTTATCAGGTTGTGCCAGTAGCATCCCAGCGGTACAAGTTTCCGTACCCACGAATGGTAGCTGAATAGGTTTGAGTGGAGTCAAAAGTTCCGGATAGGTTCACGCTTTCAATGAAGCCCTGACCCCAGTACTGAACCTCGTTTTCTGTACCACCAGTGCCGTTGATATCGTCTACGTCGAGGACGAAGCGGACGAGAACGTACTTCTTATCGCGAGCGATATCGAGGAGAGCAGAGGCGCCGTAGTTGTCGGAGGCGACAGTATCCTGAATCAAGCCGTCAGCAGTTACGCTCCACGTCAAAGCGCCAACGGTAGTGTAGGTCTCAGATTCACACTGATTACCCTTAGCCACAACCTCATCAATGGTTCGGCTAGAATCAATAGATGTGTTCGTGGCAGCAGCGAGGAGAGACAACGTGTTCTCGTTGTAAGCCGTAAAGCCTGACGATGTTGAAGCCGTACCCTGGATGGTTCCGATAAGTGGCTTGCTGATACTTCCATCAGGGGGCGACCCCTCCCATACGTCATAACCGTTGCTCTTGACAATCAGCATGAAGTCGTTATTTTGTACACCAGTAACATTGTCCCAAGCATGCTCTACAGCGTCGGCGGCAGTAGTCTCATCAGCCGTGGTCAAGTGAACTGTGTACGGCGTGGTCTGCTGTGTTTCGTACACGTACAGACCCATGTAATTTGCATTAAGTAGTGCCATTAGATTGTTCTTAGTTTTCTTAAAATCGCGGCAAGTTCTTTGCCGAGGTTTAGTCTGTACGTGCCCAGCGTTGCATTGATCGCTGGACGAACGTGAGGTTGAGGAGCGTGGTTTACAGTACCCAATTCCGCGAAGTGATCACGCCACCCCGCCTTGGCGAAAGAGTCGCCCTGGAATACACCCTTGCCACTGACCGCCCCAACACGAATACCGATGACGCGAGGAGGAGTTTTAACAAGCTTCCGCATAGCGTAAGAGCGCGATAGTGCGCCTGTCCTTACGGGAGCAAGATTCTCCATCATCTCCTTCATCGGTTTTGCAGCCCTCTTCATGGCGGCGATGAGTTCCTTTTCCCTAGTCTGCAAAGTCATATACTTCCGCATGAGACGAGGAAGCTGGTCTCCTCGGTTGAAGCCCTTGACGTAGACGTTGGCTACGAACTTTCCTGCTCCGCTTCCAACAGCCATTACACATTGGGATTGCTATCATCCTGATTGTCCCGACGGCGACCGCGAAGGCGCATACCCTCGCGACGACCCACAGGCAGGATGGAGTAAAGATTAAAGCGACCCCCGTTCCACTCGATGATATCGTCGAAGCGGATGCCACTAACCCAACGGCACTTGAACTCAGCCTTCATCTCACCCACCGTTTGATCGTCGTCGCTAAACTCAGACGCCCCAGCAGAGGGTGTGCCCAGATGAAGGATGCTGCAACGAACGCCCTCCTTCCATAGAGTCTCTGATTCAACCATGTCGCCCCAGTCATTGATGGTGCGTGTGACACGGTAGATGTCAATCTTCTCATGTAGACTTCCTGCCTTCATTAGAACTGACGTACACTTTGGATTAGACGACGAACGCCCTCCTTCAACTCTGTCGTGATCCCACCGATATTCTCGGCCTCACGCATGTTGTAGTAGTGACCAACAAGCAGGAGGGCCGCTTGCTTGTATTGCTTGGGCAGGGAGGCCAGGGCCGTACCTGCCGTGAATGCGAGCTCTACGAAGTCTTCGCTGAACTCGCTAGTCTCATCCAACTGCCCCGGTAGGTTGCGCAAGTTGATGAGAGCGGGGTAGCGACCTTTCTGCCAGACGTACTCGAAGTCTTCGAGGTAATCGGGATTATCTGCGAGAGGGTCCCCCACTTGATTAGCCGTCACATCCTCGCTAAAGGAGTTGTCCTTCTTACGGTACTTGATGGTCAAGCTGTCGCCGATGTTCTGACACTTAGGGATGGTGACGCCATGATGGTGAATGACCTCATCGTAATCGAGAGTCACCACTACATCATGGGTACCGAGGAGCCGATCGCTGAGCTCCTGCATGTAGTCGATGGCTGCGTCAAGGTATATCTTGAGCAGGTCATCCTCGCTGTCATCAATAGCACGTACATGGCTACGCAGCAAAGCGAGCGCGTCAGCTTCAGCGGCGGCAAAGAGTGTCGTCGAAGCGTTGGAGTCGGTACGTGTTACTTTTAGATTCATGCGAGTAGATAAAAGGGGGCCAGGCTATTTCCTAGCCCCCAGTTATTTTAGTTGGCTATTACGACATGCCGTCGAGACCCACGAAGCCTTGAGCTTGCAAAGTCTGGAACGACTTGTAGACGTTGGCGATGATGCGAATCACTCCGTTGTTGGCATCAGTGTAAGGATCGACCATGATGTTCACACCTCCCCATGTACCCATGACGAGTTGATTTTGATCCATCATGAACAACTCACCACCGGTAACACCGGAAGAGATCACTGTGTCGTAACCGATCACTGAGCGACGCTCTGCTGGAGTAGCAGCGAACAAGAGTCCAGAGCCGGCATCCAAGCTCAAGGTGCGAGCCTTACGGAAAGCCGTAGCAGAGGCCAAGCAGCGGATGTTTGCCAGGTCGACATCATCCTTCAACAACTGCTCCTCCAAGTGGAGAGGGTTCATACTTGCCTCGACGAAGTCTTTCAGATCAGCAGTAGGTGATGCCCCGTCGTTGAAGTTTGCGACAGTCGCAGAGCGGATGTCAGTGATGATGTCCGCGTTGAACTTAGCCTCGACAGCCTTACGGATGTCAGCAGCGATGAAGGCACCCATGTCGTCAGCAGACTGAGCGAGCATCTGCTCTGTGACCTTAGCATACGCGCTGTAGCGAGTAGGGCTCAAAGTCTTTGGGGTGAAGCCCACGCTGTCAACAGTAGCAGAGACAGCAGCCATAGCACCGTCAGTTCCCTGCAACTTCTCAGCAGCGATTTCAGCGTTCTGCACCTGGAACACAACGTCTCCGGTGAGGTTAGTCAAGCTGCGTGCGCCGAGCTGAGTAGCGATATCGTTGGGGCGGAAAGCAGCCACGAGGCCAGCATCCTGCACACCGATCGTACCACCAAAGGCAGTAGCCGTAGCAGCAGCGGGATCACCGTAAGTACCAGCGTCGACACCCAAGGGAGCGTCGTTACGCAAAACGATAGAAGGAACAGAGAAGCCCCCGCTCACGTTGATCTTTGAAGCATTGAACTCGTTGCGAGCTTCAGTGTTCATCTCGGCTTCGAGGCCGGTCAAGCGACCCTGTGCCGCTTCTTTGATTGCCTTGCCAAAGCTGTAACGCTTTGACACATGCATTTCAGTGTCGCCCAAACCCTGTACGTAGGCCGGGGCTGATTTTGTCTTGTCTGACATTTCTTCAGATTTAGAATTTTGAGAACGAGCCTCCGGCTCTACATTTTTGTTTCGCAGCCCATAAGCATTTGGTACGAGGTCTGGGTCTGCAATAATTACCTCGGTTTCGACAGCACGCTCTTCATCGTCTTCCTCCTCTTCCTCCTCTTCCTCAGCATGATCCATGCGCTCTTCATCACCTTCCTCTTCCTCCTCGTCGCCTTCCGCGTATGCACGGTCGTCTTTTTCTTCTTCCTCTTCTTCAGAACGCTGAACAGCGGGGATCACATTATTGCCTTCGCAACCGCAATCTTCTGAGTCGGATGAAGCTTCTTCCACGACGAGCTCCTCTTCGCGAACTTCTTCTTGTTCAATAGACATTACTTCTTCGTTTGCGAGAGCCAGCTCCATAGAACGGAGTCCGACCTCTGTTGTAGGGTACGCACCTTGCGTCGTTGGGCTGACGTCGAAAAGCAATCCTACCTCGGTGATGGTGCGCAAGTTGAGACCGTCATCACGACGTTCCCACTCGTCACCACGTACCGTGAAGCCGAAGCTGCTAGTCGACACATTGCCCATGCGGATGTTCTCCGCAAGATCTTTGGCGTAGCTCTGGTTGCCAAGCTCGAAGCGATACTTGAGTCCCCGTTCATCAACCTCAAGCAACAAGCCGCGACCCACGCGAGCGAGTGGCTGGTCAATGTTGTGGTTGAACAGAGCTACGGTATTACTCATGTCCGCCCCGTCAAAAGCTCCTGGAGCCACGCGCTCAGCGAAGTGCCCCCCGATCTCGGTCTCTTCATTGAAGACGGCAGCGTAGCCTTCGACTACGTTTTCTTTGCCTTCTACAGTCCGGACCTCAACGCTGGAGGACAGGAATCGCTTCTCTACGTTTTTCTGTGCCATTGTTGGGTTATTTGCTACTCAGTGGATGGCCGCTAGGGAACAAGTCCGTGTCGTGCTTTCCACTGCGAAACTTTTCATTTCTAAGGGCATACAGGAATGAGTTCACACGAGCGTATGCCCACTGCTCGGGTGACTTTACGTTTGGCCGGACGGAACCCGGATTGGTCTTGTAGGCTCCTACGCCACGCTTGAAGACAGCGGTAAGGGTGCGGAGGTTCGTCTTCTTAGTAGGGGCTGTGACCTTCTCATTGTGGTCGTCCACCTTCTTTTGCAAGCCCTTCTTTACGTCCCCTGTGATTTCAGACCTCTCGTTACCCTGTGCGTCAGCATGTGTGCTGCAAGCCATATAGACCGTCTGCCCCTCAAGCTCGTGCTCGTGAAAGCCGCTACATCCGATAGACTCGGCGTGAGCCAGGGCCGCCTCTGGAGAGTCAAAGACTGGAGCGCCGTCTACCTCGCCCACCTTCTTTCGGCCCTCTACCTTATTGATAACGCCACTGCACCAACTACGCATGGAGGTACCTCCCCAAGCAGCGTACATGACGCTGCCGCAAATCTCTTTGCCATTATCGTCGGTGAACTTACCCTGATTGTAAGTCTCTGCACGAGAGAGGAATGAGAAGGTACGCTTCACCGTAGACAGGCTAAGCTTTTCTCCGGACGCGATCTGATTGGCTCGCTGCCACCCGACGGGCGTTCCACACTTGCTACCGTTCTTGTCACGGTGGCGCAAGGCACGCCGAGCGGCTGCCTTTGCTGTGTCTGGATATCCGCCGTAGGTCTTAGCCATTAAGACAAGTTCTTAGCTGTAAGATTAGCCGCCGCCGCAGCAGACACTTCGCTGTATCCGCACTCATGGCGATAGATATCCTTACCGATCTTTTGAGACCAAGCACCCTCAGAAGCCACGGTCGGGTCGTCGCCGTCAATACCGCCCCAACAGCCAAAAGCAGCCAAGTACCAGGCGCTAGTACCACCAAGGTCAATGTCTTTCAGGTGAGGAAAACCATTTACCGGAGCGTCAGCAACGAGGGCTGCAAAAAATTCAGCGAACGCGGCAGTAGAGTCGTCTTGGCTTGCCGTGTAAGTAAATTCGTAAGCAGGACGAAATGGAGTGGTACGAGTCTTAGACCCTGTGTTCGTTGTGCTGTGCTCTTCACGGCAACCAACGATCTTGTAGTGATAGTAAAAATCAGCCATTGATTTCTTTTGTTGAGTTAGTTACCGAGTCTGCAAAGTCTTGCATTCGGTCAAGTGGAATCATGTTGACCTGGATGTGGTGAGAATCGCCTCCATCAACCGGGCCAAGTCCCTCCTTGCTGCGCACCTCATTGATCGACATAACTCCGTCTTGGAGCAGGGAGTGATAGAACTTTGCTCTTGATTCGCTATCCGCGCGTAGCAGGGTGTCGACATTAAACTGACATTGAAGGGTTTCGTCCTCCTTCAAAAGCTTGCGTTCGACTTCATTTTCAATCCGACGAACCCAAGGGAGGATGGTGCTTTGCTGGAACTGGAGTACCTGCTGCTCATAGTTGCTGTAGGCAGTGTTGCCCTCCAAGCCAATCATTGCAGGAGGCACAGAGTAGATACGCGCGATCTCTTCTGTACTGTACTTCTTCATCTGCAAAAACTGGATCTGGTCCAGGGATACCGAAAGTGGTTGGTATTGAAAGCCTCCGCCAAGGATGGCGATTTTATGAGCGTTGTGTTTACCCATGTATTCTCGCTCCCACATCTCCTGCGCTTGCTGCATCTGCTCTGCGCTCATGTGTTCCTTGGTTGAAAGGATACCGCCCATCATGCCCCCGTTCTCAAAGAACTTGGAGCCGAAGTCTTGTACAGCCTTGGCGGTAGTGAAGTTCTGGATCTGCATGTGCGTGGGGTTGATTCCACGGAATGCGTTAATCTCCAGCATGTCTCGCTGATGCACCGCGTTAGGTGCGCCGTCGTATGTGTAGTACTTCTCCCCTGTCTCTGGGTGAATGGTGTGACTCACCCGGACAGCAGGAATGTAGAAAAGCTCCATGTTGCCGGGAGCCCTGCTGATGTAAGCGTAGCCCGTACCATGAAGCAAAGCATCGGAACACAAAAGCTGCCAGAACTCGTAGGCGCCCAGGTACTGATTGGGCTCACGAGAGATCAGTCGGTGGACTGGGTGCGAGGCAAGCTTGTCTCTTGTTCCGTCCGGAGATACTTTAACCACCGAGGCTTCAAGACTGGCAATAGTGTCGGCGATTTTGCTGACGCACGCATAGACGGCAGACAGTTCGAGCGCGTCCGTTCCAAACTTGTAACCCTCACCATACAACCGAACATACTGTGTGCGTAGTGCTGCTGTAGGTGAAACAAAAGTGGAACGTGAAGTGACGGTACGAAACAGTCGGGTGAAGATGCTAGGCGTAGATGCTCCTTCAGACATTAGCACGAAAGTATGATGGGTTAGGTGAGGAAATTATCATGTCACACGTTGTTGCCTATAACGGCCATAAAGAACTCAAAGTCACTGTTCTCTTCCTCGACAAAAGTGAGTGCTTCACCGATAGCCATAATAGCCGCAACCACCCCGTCAATCTTGTCGCCACTCTTGGACTTGTCCGGCTTGATGTTGCCACTGGCGTCATACCTCAAGCTGACGTTGCCCATCATCCACCGTAGAACCTCGTCGCCCCCATGACATACCTTTCCCTGGAGGACACACTTCTCAAACTCCTTAGAGGGAAACGACATGGAGGCAAAGCCCTGACCAAAGGGATCGCAAGGAACACCATCACCCTCCAAGTCACGGATGAGGTTCAATGAGTTCCAGCGGTCATAAGCCACACCCTTAACGAGATACTTCTCCATAAGGTTGCGCTCGTCGTACTTTACTTCCCCGTCCTCAATGTAGTGACCACTGATAAGTCTACGGATCACATTGTAGTCCGTGACGTTGCCCGGAGTTAGGTGGACGTGGGGGTCATCCTTGAAACCCAAGTACACGCTATTCTCATCTTTATCTAATCGTCGCTCCACCGCCCTTTCAGGCATGAAGTAGTGCATGTCAAAACCCCAGCCCAATTCATCATTGCCGGTACACACAGCCAGTGCTGTAACGTCATCTGTCGAAGCGAGATCGAGTCCCAAATACGCGACGGGCTTGCTCGCTTTCTCGTCTATGACGTGAGTAACGTGAGGCTCGCGACAGTTGGCTTCGCTCATCCAATCGTCGTCTGGAATCCATACGGCCTCTGATCCGACGAACACATTCAAGTGCTTTACCATAAACTCTGTGATAGAACGGCTGCCGTACAGCTTCGCGTTTTTGCATTGCGCCTCTAAATACTCTTTGCTAATTGAGACCGAAAGGTTCGGATTCGATTTTAACCATGAGTCGTAATCGTCCCACGCATCCTCCTCGTCTATCTCGTAAGGCAAGATCAACAGTCGGTCGTTGGACTTGACTCCTTCTAACACGGCCTTACCTGCTTTCATGAACATGGCGCATGGACCGTCCGCTACAAAGCCAGCCGTAGTAATAGCCAGCATCAAAGGTGATTGTCGCGAACCCATAGAGGAAGCCAGGACTCGGTAGAGGTCTGCTGTCTTCATCGCATGGAACTCGTCCACCACGGCCAGATTCAGATTGAGACCGTCAAGGGTATTCGCGTCAGAACTGAGTGGCTTGATAACACCATTGCGAGGAGTCTTAACCTCCGATCGCTGTACCGTAAAACGCTTCGACAAAGCAGTGCTGCTCTTCACGCATCGACATATCTCGTCAAACACCTCCTTAGCCTGATCCCTTTTAGTAGCTGCCGTAACGAGCTGCGGGGCTCCGTCGCCATCAAGGGTAGCCATCGCTAAGGCTATAGCTGCTGCGAGCTGAGACTTACCGTTCTTACGTGCCACGAACAAGTGAGCAGTATTGAATCGCCTATGACCTGAATGTCTGCTCACCCACCCGAATATCTGGCCGACAAAGAAAACCTGCCAAGGCTCTAACAGAAAGCGCTTGCCCGCCATTTCACCACGGGTGTGTACACAGACTCGCTCGATAAAGTTCAAGTAGCGTGCAGCTTCGTAAGCATCGAACTTCCACTCCCACTCCTCGTTATCCAGGTCAGAAACAAATCGCTCCGCAGCAAGCTTGATGTATTTACCCGTAGGTACGTCACCACTCATGACACCATGAGCGTAGTCAAACATCTTAATTACCACAGAAGCGTCTACCGACATTAGATCAAATCATCAATCTCGTCTCCCTCCTGAGACTTGTCATTCGCGTTACTGGCGTTGGCCGCTGCACCTAGGATACGGCTGCGGTCCATTGGACTGAGTCCCAGCTTGGCACTGAGCTTGAGCACTTGATCCTGAGCCTTCGACAAGGCGGTAAACGCCCCAGAAACATTTGATGTCCCGTTCGGGTAAACCTGGATAGCGTCTCCAAACCCATGCACATGACGAGCGACAGCGATATAGATTGCAAGGCTTTTCGCAAGCATAGTGACGGTGATAACATCAACTGATTCGATTAGACCCCGGTCGTTGAGGTAGTTCACTACAATGTCAAAGAGGCGGTTGCCGTCATCATCTAACTGGAAGATGGGTTTGAGATCCTTGGCGCCGATCTTATTGATGGCGTCCTTCACCTCATCCCCTTCCTTGCTGTTGCTAAGCTGCTCCACGGCAGCCTTCATGCGATCTAGTGTGTCTGACATTAGATAAAGATTAGACAAACCACGCGAACCCCCTGATGAGGGTCCACCATGTGTTCCGTTTTAGAGTCATGCCACACCAGTTGGCAGAAGTCCGGTTCGAGATCCTCGTCCCTGTAGTGAAAAGTGCCTCCCACATATTCGTAGTCTCTACTGAGCATGATACTGCACCCGTAAGTACACCAAGGCATGTGGTTATTGGATCCGGTGTCAACATGCCATCCGTGGCCCTTGTATATGTGCTCAATGCGCAGGTAAGACTTATCGTGAATTTTGAGATCTGGGATATGCCCCTTCAGTCTCTCTACAATCAAGCTGCTTATTCCGCCATCAGGTAAGTCGTGAATTTTGACAGATTTATTCTGACGTAAGGAACGAAGTTGATTAGCTTCTTCCGGGGTGACAAACTCCTTAACTATTCCTTTCATCAGTCGTGCAATCCGTGATAACCAAAGATGTGCCAACCGGTAGTGGTTGGGTCTGTTTTGACGGCCACAATACTTACCGCACTGTTCGCGCGATTCAGGTCATAGGTGCCGCCGTCATCAATGCGCTCTGCGCCCTGTGCGGTGAGCTGGACCTTAGTATTGTTGTCTACGTTACTGCCAATAAGGATGGTGTAGATCTTGCCAAGGTTGTTTTCCGCGCGAGGGAGATTGACCGTGTGAGTGTCACTACCGCTACTTGATAGGAAGTCGAAATAGTAGACCTGCTCAGTCGTAGAAAGGTCGGTGTCTGCTTGCGAGCTCACCTTGTAGTCGTAGACAATCTTCATCCTGTCATAGCCCTGGAAGGCCGGGCTCAGGAATACTGTGTCTGTGGAGCTCACCCCGGTGTTCATTTCCCATGTTGCCGAGACGTAGCCTTGGTGGATGTTGTCTACGTCAACGAAGTACCGCTCGTCAAAGATCCTGATGCGAAAGTTTTGACTACTGGCCGCAAGCATGGCGAGCTTCACCTGATCGTGGATGGCGGTACACTTCTGCGCGCTGTCCTCAAAAACGGTGATGTCGACACGGTAGGTGGTGGCCGCAGCATAGCTCTGCGTCACCGGCTCGTAGTCTACGTTTCCAAGCGAGACCGTAAGGCCAGGCAGTTGGTCGCGTTGTGGACGGCGGGCGAAGGTGATCTTGTTTGCAGGGATAAGGTCGGTGAGACCGGAGTACCCCGTGAGGGCGCTGCGTACTTCGCGCAGCAAAGTGCTCATACTCATGTTCGAGTAATTTTTCTAAAGTGCTTACGACGGAGGTAGTCCTCCCATTCCTTCTGGGTTTCAAAATACACACCCTTGGCCGAGTAGCTGGCTCGCCTCACGTTGCAAGAGCGGCAACTGCCGACGATGTTTTCCTGATCGAAGAATTCTGATCGAGACGACAAACGTGAAGAGGGGATGATGTGGTCAGCGTCCGTTGCTTCAGTAGCGATGCCACATGCCAAGCACCACACGCAGAGAGGATCATTGAACAGAACCGCATCCCGAGTCGCTTGCCACTCCGCTGTCTTGTACAGAGGGTTGGTCACTGAGGACTCGCTACCCTTAAAAGGTTTCTGTAACGAATCGTCTTCGCGGCTTCGCACAGAGCGACCCTTCTTCTCAGCCATCCATGGCTTTTTCCGAGCGCGTCTTTTGAGATCCATACCGCAATGATATGACCGGTGATGTGAGCGGTGAGATGGAGAGGAAGAATCGCAAAAGTTTTTTCCGAGCGATGAGCCTTTGTCACGGGAATGTCAGCAACGACGGGGCTTCCAACTCCTACCCCCCCTACACAGAATAAACTTTTAGAAAACTATCTCTCCATCTCTCCGAGATCGGGTCTACCCCAGTGTTTGCGGGCCTTACAGCCGGAGAGATAGCGGTGAGGAACGGTGATATAGGGTGAGGAACGCCCGAATTGACCCCCCCTGCCCAAATTTCAAGATAGTTTGCGATTGATA